GTGAACAATTAAGAAAAGAAAGAAAACAAAAACTAAAAGAACTTATGGAAAAAGATAAAAAACAAATGGAAAGAGATAAAAAACAAAAGGCAATAAACGCTTTAATTATTTTGATAGGAATTTTAGCGCTTATAATAGCCATACATAAGAGTATACATTTTTTTCTTGGGGTAATAATTCTTCTTCTTCTGGTATTTGCTTACTGCGGTATTTATTTAATGCTAAGTCGAAACACAACTAACAAAGTAAAAAGAGAGAAATGAAAAAGGTATTAGTATTTACAATAAGAATAGTATTGCTATTTACAGTCGGTATTATATGTAAGTTATTGATAGCAATGTTTGATGATTACAACCAAGCATTTAAGAATGGATGGCACTAATGGAAAACAATAAACAACAAACGGCAGTGGAGTGGTTTCACCAAAAAACTTGGGCTTTGAAAATTCAATTAGAAAAGGGTGAAATATCAATAGGTGAATATGCAAATACTTATGCTACTTTATATGAACAAGCCAAAGAAATGGAGAAGGAAAGAATTGAAACTGCATACAACAAAGGAACAGTTCATGGAATTGATTATCCTGAAAGTACACTACCAATAACTGGTGAACAATACTGGAACAAAACCTACGGAGGAGGTGAGCAATGAAAACATTTATAATAACAGTCGAAATTGAGCACACAGACAAAACCTTTAACAGCACCGAAATTCAAGAGTTTATAAAGGGGATTTCGCTACCGCAAGCCGAGTGGGTTAAGGTAATGAAAAAGGCTTTTAAAGAAACAACGCTAGGGCATAACGCCTTTGGCATCGAGGTAACTTATGCGATTAAGGAATGAAGGCAACGCTAGAATTTAACCTACCAGAAGAGCGCGAAGAGTTTGAGACTTCCGTAAACGCTTACCGTTATAAGTCTGCACTCTGGGAACTGGACAACTATTTGAGAGGCAAAATTAAACATGCCCCAGACGACATGCACGACGAATTTTTAAACGCGCTAAAAATGGTGCGCAATGAATTACACGAACTAACAGAAAATTTAACAATATGAATACAGAACAATTAACACCAGTAGAGACTTACTCTATTAAAGTCTTAGAGTTACTCATGGCTTATGGCCGCAAACAATTAACAGACGACCAACTTGTTAACGCAGTGGTTACGCTAAAAAACGAATGCCTAGACGCTGAAAAGCGAGAGCACCAGAACTGGTTTAACAAAGGCTTTGAGTTTTACCACGGGCAACTCAGTGCAAAAAAATTGCATAGTTAATAAAATTGCTATATTTGTAGAGTTAACTGGAATGTAGGCTATTCCATATGTTAAAAGACTTTAACCCTGTTGGGATGGTTGCAAGCCTACTGCGCCGTCTTAATGGGGTTTTTTATTTATGAAAATTGACTATTTTTCACACGACACAAAAGCCAGAAGCGACAGCAAACTGGTAAGCCTTGCAATGAGGCAGGGCATGGAAGGGCTCGGAGTTTATTGGTGCATTGTTGAAATGCTTTACGAAAATGAAGGCAGAATAATGCGAACGGAATGCGAACGCATAGCATACGAACTGCGAACGCATAGCGACTGTGTAAATTCTGTAATTTATGGACATGAGTTGTTTCAATGGGACGACCTCTATTTTTGGAGTAATTCGGTACTAAATCGGTTAAAAACCATAACTGAAAAAAGCGACAAAGCCAGACAGAGCGCGTCGAAACGCTGGGAGAATGCAAACGCAATGCGAACGCAATGCGAAGGCAATGCTATAAAAGAAAAGGAAAGTAAAGTAAATAAAACTATATTAGGGCTACCAGAACCAAAGTCAGTTAAGCGCTTTGTGCCTCCAACAGCCCAAGAGGTTAAAGCCTACATGCAAGAGCAAGGCATGGACGACTTGAGCGAGAAGTGGCTGGCGTTCTATGAGTCAAAAGGCTGGCAAATAGGTAAAAACAAAATGAAGGACTGGAAAGCCGCTGTAAGGACTTGGAAAAGCAACTACAAAGACAAAGGACCACAAACCACAGTTAAACCCGTTAAAGCCTCTTTAAATGACGAATAGCATAGACATTAACCACGAAATAAGAATAGTAAAAGCCATAGTAAACACAAAAGAAGTCTGGAGGGTATACCTAAAGCAGAAACTACACAGCGAACACACCACCAAGCAGGCCGCGTTTAGAAAAGCACACTCGTTAAAACTAATTTACAACTAATGGACACCGAAACGCACATAATTAGCCAGTTACTCTTTTACCCAGAGTTTCACCACCAATTACCTAAGGTAAAACCTCAGTGGTTTACGAAGCCATTACACCAAAAGTTAATTAATGTTATGACCGCCCTTTACTTAGAGGGAACGCCTTTTGAAATAATTAGGCTCTCTAAGGCGTTAAAAGGTGCTGAGTTAATAGAAACCCTTACTATACAGCAGAAAGTCGCTTACAAGTCGTCTATTAGCCCTTATTTGCGAGAATTGGAGTATAATTACCTACATACTCAGTTTATAGACCGCCTTGGCAACCTAAATTTAACCAAAGACCTTAACGGCTTAATGCAGGAAGTACAGCAGCTACTAGACAGCACACAATTTAGCAGCGCTAAAGCGCCTAACAGCATAGTAAACGAGACGAATAAGGTAGTAGACAAAATAGTAGAAAACATACAGAAAGGGCAACGCCTGACTGGTAAGCCTACTGGCTGGCTATTCTTAGACAAGTACTTAGGAGGCTACAATGGTGGCGACTTAATCGTAATAGCAGGACGCCCTGCAATGGGTAAAACTGCCTTAGCGTTAAGCCTTACAAAAGACTTTGCAGCAACTGGAGGCAAGGCCCTTTTCTTAAGCCTAGAGATGAGTAACGAGCAACTAGCAAAGCGTTACCTTTCGCTTATTGGCAATATACCAAACTACAAAGTGCGTAACGGAGCGCTTAAAGAGAATGACATAGACAAACTCTGTAACATAGCCAACAGCCAGACAATTAACTTTTACATTGACGACGACGCCGAGACCTCAATAGCAGACATAAAGGCCAAGGTTAAGCTGCACAAAGGCAAGCACGGGCTAGACTTACTGGTAATTGACTACATACAATTAGTGAAAGGAACTAAGCAAAACAGAGAGCAGGAGGTGGCCGAGATTAGCAGAAACCTAAAGCTATTGGCTAAGGAGTTAAGCATTACTGTTATAATCTTAGCGCAGTTAAGCAGAGCCAGCGAGTCACGCCAAGACAAGCGCCCACTACTTAGCGACCTAAGAGAGTCAGGTGCAATAGAGCAAGACGCGGACTCTGTGCTATTTCCATTTCGCCCAGCATATTACCAAGAGGAGAAGCCAGTAATAGAAGAGGCTGAGTTAATTATAGGCAAGAACCGAAACGGCGAATGCGTTACAATTCCGACGACATTCGAGGGGCAACTAACACTATACAAGGAGAACACCAATGCCTAGTATTAACCAGTCTAAGCGCGGCAAACAAGCCCGCAAAGAATACACTAAGGGAGGCTATAAAGAGCCAAGGTATAACACTCAGCAGTGGCGTAATGTCAGGGCTTTAATACTTCAAGACTCGCCACTATGCAAAGCCTGCGAAGAGGTCGGACTAATAACCCTAGCGCAAATGGTTGACCACATAAAACCAGTGAGACTAGGCGGTAACTTCTGGGACCATGAAAACTTACAGCCCTTGTGCAATTCGTGTCACGCTTCAAAAAGTGCAAAGGAGAGGTCCTTGTAGTTTTTTATTTGAACCGGTTCAATTATATTTGCAATATGGAACAATGGAAAGTTATAGAAGAGCATCCTTATTACGAGGTTAGTAATTATGGTAGAATTCGTAAAATTAAAACAGGTAAAATTTTAATTTGTGATAATCAAAAAGGTTATAAAATATTTAGCACTAAACACAATGGCATTAAGTTTCAATGTACAGTTCACAGGTTAGTAGCGAATTACTTTATTGAAAATCCAAAAGGTTACGATTGTATTAATCACATTAACTGCATAAGAAACGACAACAACTATTTAAATTTAGAATGGTGTACTAAACAAATGAATACAGACCACGCCGTTAACTTGGGGCGCATACCTAGAAAACCTGTAATTAATACAAGCACTGGGGAAGTACTTAGAAGCGCCTACGAATTAAGTAAACATCTAGGGTGGACAAAATCAAAAGTCAAACATATTTTAAAGGGAAACACAATAAATAATACTGATTGGGTATATCTTGAGCCCAAGGGTATATAAAATCCTACACGGGTACCCACAAAACCGCAGGTTCACTTTTCTTCACACCCGTGAGAAAATAAGTTAACAGAAAATTTGTATGTTTGTACTGAAAACACTATAAAAACATGAGAGGACGGCCAAAATTACCAACCGAAGTAAAAAAACTACAAGGCACCGAAGACAAGCGCTGGCTGGTCGAGAATGAAATGAAGGTTTTACCAATGGACGAACTACCAGAAGCGCCTAAGAGTTTTAACGCGGCTACTACTAAAATTTGGAACGGGGTTTGTTTAGAACTGAAACGAAACGGACTGCTTGCCAGTTGTGACTTAGAACTACTGCGCGGCTATTGCATTCTGTTAAACCAGTTCGAGGACGCCTACT